GGCCTCGCAAGCCATCCGTCAGCAGCAATGCTGCCCTCGTGAAATACGAGCTTTGCTTCGTAAGAAGCGCGAAGTGTCTGTGGGGTGCGAAACCCTGTGGACTCCTTTGGTTATCTACTACCAAGGTAGGTAGTCAGAAATAGGTTGAAGGTATGGACCGCTCCATTTACGGTTTATCAACGCACGACCAGAAATGGGGGACCTTTTCGGAGGTCTCTGCCCCTACTCCAGGCTTTTACAAGCTGAAGAAACAAAGGGTGTCGTTGCCGTTGAAGAACTATTCGTGGAGACGGGTCGATGGGATTTGTCCGTGGGGTAATACCCACAACGGACTCAGAACTGAACGCGAAGTCAGAGGGTACTTAACCTTCTGGGAAGCGGTCACGAACGGTTCCACCTCAGTCCCTGGTGGTTCCGCGAGCGATAAGTTAAACTGCCCGTCGATTACAGATCTTAGAAATAAGATCCGCGGTCGTGTCCTGGATAAGGTTCGAGACGTTGACATCGATCTTGGCGTCACTCTTGGTGAATACCGAGAGACCGCCGCCTTCGTCTCGAGCGCGATGGAGAAAACCGCAGGGTTTATCCGTCAACTTAGAAGGGGCAACGTGTCAGGCGCCCTCGCTGCCATAACTGGCAAGAGGAACCCTAGGCTGAAAGATGTAGCCGATGTGGCCGCCAACACGCAACTAGCCGTAAGCTACGGACTAGTGCCTTTGATCCACGATGTATACGGTGCTTGCAGGGCCCTCGATAAGAGGACGCCCCCAGAGCTCGAGATACTTCGTAAACAAAGCGGTGACGTGGTCGGAGTAGATGTACAGAAACTGTTTTCGAACAGCTACTGGAAATACAAAAACCACGTAAAAGGTGCAATAAGGGCCAAATGTGTTGTCTTCTATGTGGTGGATAACCCACTATACAGGAAGATCGATGCGTTCGGGCTTTTCAATCCTTTGAACATCGCTTGGGAGCTGGTACCGCTTTCCTTCGTTGTCGACTGGTTTATTCCGGTTGGTAACTACCTTTCGTCAATTGTGCCCCCACAAGGGGTCAAGTTTCAGAAGGGGTGGGAGAGTTGGAGAGCCGACGGGTCGAGTTTTAATTCGACACACATCGTGCCCGCCGGAATCGGCGGGAATCTTTGGGATACCGAAGCCTCGACGATTGAAGTCGTTAAAGGCCGAAATATCCTGAGTGGCTTCCCACGATACAACTTGGTAATCCCTGATCTCTCGTTGTCCAAAAGGCAACTTGCGAATGGGATGGCGCTTCTGTTCCAAGCCCTTAAATAAGGCGAGGTTCGTAGCGTCTGTGCCCGCGGTTGGTGAAAACCGATCGCTTGTCGGCGCGCGCATGCATTTGTGCGCGCGTTTTCATTAACGCTCCTCCCGGAGCATTCCCTCATGGAGTTGACATGGCGCAAATCGCCAACATTGTCATCAACGATGGCCAGGGCACACCCGTTGCCCATACTTTCGCACCCGCGAAAGCCCTAGCGGACTATGCGCTGCTGGAAGACCGTGTTGCGGGCGTCTACATCGGCTATAACAAGCTGACGTTTGCCCTTTCGCGGCCTGTGGGTCCTTCGAAAGAAGCGACTCGCAACCTCAAACTCTCGATCAAGATCGAGACTCCGAAGCTGGAGGTCGTGTCCAACAGCACGATTTCCGGTATCGCTCCGGCGGCTACGATTTCGTACCGCCCGGTTGTCGAATTGACGGCAACCATCCCAGAGCGATGCACCTTGCAGGACCGTAAGGACCTGCAGGCGTACATCAAGAACGTCCTGTCCAATTCTTTTGTGACAGACGCGTTCGAGAAGTACGAGCTCCCGTACTAAGCTTCACGCTTGGTATGAGAGCTGCACGCCTACTCTCCCGAGTAGGCGCCCGGACCCACCGCCGTCGTCCAGACGGTGGACATTTGAGGTAACTGCTATGAGCATCCAAGCAGCCATTCGGGCGAACATTCGCCTGGACGCACTATCATACGCACAAAAATACTGGGAGGCGATTGACACTGCCACCAGTCTGTCTTGCTATCTCATGACTAAATATCATGAGTACGAGCAGCTGGTGCGTAAATCTATCGACCCACTCAGTTATGTGGACCCACTCAGCTTCTTCCTGGATTACCAGTCTGTGAAGATCCTCTCCAAGTATCCTTACTTGGACACAAAGATCGACACTAGAAAGGTCGCCAAGTCGAAGTTCGATGATGCCGAGGACCTATGCCGTAGGACAAACCATCGCTTTCGTATGCGAGACGAGGGCTACCTATTCGGTAGTTCCGTGGAGCGTGTTCTTTCGAACGCGTCACGAAAAATCGCTCACATACTTGGTGATGTCCCGTCTTACGAGCAGATGGACTTTAGCTTCGGGCCCGGTGCTGCGTATGGGGTACGGGGGGAAACCTCCGTGTTCAATAAGGTCACAAGCGCCTTAGAGTGCAGCTACGCCATGACTGGCATACTCCAAGATTTTCTCGAGGAGTTTCCAGGGTGGATCCCTCCCGGGATTCACGAGGTAACACTCTTACCTGGTAGTCAGTTAACTTTCGTGCCCAAGGATGCCAAGACCGACCGCCCTATCTGTATTGAGCCGCTTTTAAACGGTTTGATGCAGAAGGGTATCGGTACTTGGTTACGCAAAAGGCTTCGATCTTCCGGGATCGACCTTGACGACCAAGGAGTCAATCAAAAATTGGCTTCGGAAGCGTTCAGGTGTCACCTAGCAACCGTCGATTTCTCATCGGCGAGTGACACTATTGCGTACCGTCTTGTCATGGATCTCTTACCACAACCGTGGTTCGATTTCCTTGACGTTGCCCGTTGTCCTCGTTATGAACACGAGGGTAAGTGGTATAACTTTCACAAGTTTACCAGCATGGGCAACGCGTACACCTTCGAGTTAGAAACCCTAATCTTTTACAGCATCGCTCACGCGTGCTGTGATGAGTTGGGTATCGAAGTCCGGACTGGTGCAAACCTATCCGTGTACGGGGATGATGTCATCATCCCGCGAGACGCGTTTGACCTCTTTTCCGAGGTTACAGTAGCCTGTGGATTCGAGCTCAATCAGGAGAAGTCCTTTTCTAAGGGATCCTTCTTCGAGAGCTGCGGCCATGACTACTTCGACGGCACATTCGTACGACCTTTCCTACTCAAAAAGCGGCCTAATAAGCTGCTTCCTGCCTTCTATGCTGCCAACACGATCAGGCGGTTCCAAAACCGCCTCAAGCTCTGCATCCCGCAGAGGCCCTGGGAATCCTACGCACTTGCCTGTAAAGGTGGGTGGCGAAGGGTTCTCGAGAGTCTTTTACGCCGTTTCGATGGCGTTTATTCTTGGGTTGTTGGCTGTATTCCTCGCGGCCTTCGGGTCGTGGGTCCAGAAGGCTATGGAGACGGTCACCTTATCGGTGAGCTCGACGAAGCGGTTACAAGCCGCCCAAGCCGAGTTACCCGCCACCGTCAATTCGACGGATGGTGGTTCCGATCATACTCCGAACGGGCAGTAAAGATAGCGATATCTGAATGCCACCCGGGGTATGCCTTGTATTCCACAAGGTTCCAGAGAGGAGATGACGATGATCTTCCCAGATTGTCGTCGTTCGTTGAACCACTTGACAACGGTTCAGCTTACACAGTTAGGAATCGAACGCGTCTGGTTCTCCAGCGAATACTCTGTCATTCATCATGGCAGGGTTATAAGTCGGAGTTTTGGATTGGTTCAGTTCCACATACCAGGGAAACCTGGGACTGTGTCGTACGCTAAGAAAGTAGGCACGAGCCGGTAGAAGGAAACCGGCTGGGGTGCCCCCGCAAGGGGTTTACTCCTGAAAGTTAGCGGCTGACGGCGGGAAAGAACGCTGGCAGCGGGGAAAGACCCGCCGGTAGCGCCGAGAGTGAGGGGTTTCCCGCACTCGGAGCGCAGGTGACCCGTCACCGCCATGGCCGCAAGTGGAGAGATCGGGAATGGTCGTATCGCGGGCGGTGACCCTTCAGCGGACGAGGGTTCGATTCCCTCCAGCTCCA